CTGCATCGGATGACGGTATGCCAGGAAGACACGCCAGCAACGCAGTATGCGGGCGAGGCGTTACGGAAGTTGCAGCAATACGAAGAACGGCAGCGCGCAGGGATGAAGCGTGAGAACTGAGTTTAAGCGCGCCGTGATGTGGGCTTGGTCCAAACAATTGCTCAGCGACAAGGCTGTCGAGTGGGCGTTTAAGAAATTCGACCTGAAGGGGTTTTGAGTGAGCTACGGGTTTGTCTACATCCTTAAAAACGGCTCCATGCCGGGGATATACAAGGTCGGATACACGGAGCGCAGCCCGTCTTTGCGATGCGAAGAGTTGAGCCGCTCTACGTCGGTTCCTCAGGAATTTGAACTCATATGCTACGCGGAATTTCGGAACGCTCACGCCAAGGAGCAGGAAATTCATCGTCAGCTAGAGAAGCACCGGGTGAATCCAGACCGTGAATTCTTTCGCTGCGATCTTCTTCTGATTACCCGATTGGTGATGGAAGACGAGGACGCCATGACGCTTTGCGATCACGACATGGACCTAACGCTCTATCACGAAAGCTCGATGTGGCAAAAAGCAGCAATAGAGTCCGGACGCATGTCTGAAGACGGAACGATGCTACGTGTGGTCAATGGTTAGGATCCTTAATGGACTGGTTCCGGATGTATCACGAGTTCGCCACAGACCCCAAGGTCCAGAGCATGCCAGAGGCGATGCAGCGGCGGCTTGTGATGTTGATGTGTCTACGCTGCAGTAACGTTCTTGGAACGTTACAAGAAACGGACATTTGTTTCGCACTCCGAATCGATGAAACGCAGCTTGCCGAGACGAAGGCGCTGTTCGTGCGCAAACACTTCATCGATGAGGACTGGGAAATACTTCAATGGGACAAACGGCAAAAGCCGTCAGACTCAAGCACAGAGCGGGTTCGCAAGCATCGAGAGAAAGGTAAACAGTTTCAGGAACAGTCTTGTAACGTTACAGCAACGGCCCAGAGTAGAGAAGAAGAGAAGAGAGAAGAAAAGAGTAAACCACGCGCTGCGCGCACGAAATCACGCAAAACGGCTATGCCTGAAAACTTCGGAGTTAGCGAGCGCGTAGTGGCATGGGCGGCGGAGCACGGATACGGTCGGCTACATGAGCATTTCGACTCGTTCGTGCGAAAGGTCGAAGCCAATGGGTACACCTACGTGGACTGGGATTCGGCGCTGATGAACGCGATCCGTGACGACTGGGCAAAGATCAACGACAAGCCGAAAGGCAGCGGAAATTCGACGGGGCTCGTGCTATGAAAACCTTCATCGACTACGGAATCGACATCGGCAACAGGACGGGCGTCGAAATCAAGACGACGTGCCCGCAATGCTCGTCCAGCCGGAAAAAGAAGAACTATCCGTGCCTCAACGTGAACACCGACAAGGGTCTGTGGAATTGTTGGCATTGCTCGTGGTCCGGCACGCTCAAGGGTGGTGAATGGCAACGCCCTGAGATTCGCAAGGTCTATACCCGTCCGGCGTTCGTGAAGACCGAAAAGAAGGTCGACGAGTTGCAGGCTTGGTTCGACACGCGCGGTATCTCGGCTGACGTCGTGGCGCGCAATCAGATCACGCTAGGCAAAGAGTACTTTCCGCAGGTAGAAGAGGAACGAGGTTGTATCCTTTACCCATACTTCCGCGGCGAAGAAGTCGTGAACATCAAGTACCGCACGCGCGACAAGCTCTTTCGCATGGCGGCCGGCGCGGAGCGGATTCTGTACGGACTGAACGATATCGATCCGGGATGCTTGGTCTGGGTCGAGGGCGAGATGGACAAGCTTTCGCTCGAGATGGCGGGCGTCAAAAGCTGCGTGTCGGTTCCCGATGGCGCGCCGGCCGTTGATTCAAAATCGTACAGCAACAAGTTCGACTTCCTCAACGAGCCGGTGATCCAGGACGTCAAGGCACACGTAATCGCCGTCGACAACGACGGCCCCGGCGTTCGCCTGCAGGAAGAACTGGTGCGCCGCCTGGGCCGCGAAAAGTGCCTCGTCGTCGTATGGCCGGAAGGATGCAAAGACGCGAACGACGTGCTGCTAACGCATGGCGCCGAAACCCTGGGCGATTGCATCGCCAACGCCCGACCCTTGCCGATCGAAGGCACGTACAGCGTCGACGATTTCATCGAGGCGATTTTCAACGCTTACGAATACGGCTCGCCACGGGGCGTGTCGACGACCTGGCACGAGATGGACGAAACCTATCGCGTCATGACTGGCGAATGGACGCTCGTGACGGGCATCCCGGGGCACGGGAAGTCTGAGTGGCTGGACGCTCTTTCTCTGAACCTGGCTGAGTCCTACGGCTGGAATTTTGGCATCTACTCGCCGGAGAATCAGCCGCTCGATTACCACGTCTCGAAGATGGCGGAAAAGGTCGTCGGCAAACCGTTCAACCAAGGCCCGACCGAGCGCATGTCGTTCGAAGAAATGGGCCGCGCGGTCAAGTTCATCAACGAGCACTTCCATTTCATGCTGCCGGACTACCCGACCGTGGACTGTTTGATCGAGACGTCGCAGCAACTGGTGCTTCGGTACGGCATCCGCGGTCTGATTATCGACCCATGGAACGAAATCAACCCGGCCCGCGATGGGAGCGTCAGCGAGACGGACTACATCAGCCAAGCGCTCACGAAAATCCGCACGTTCGCGCGCCGCAATCAGGTGCATGTGTGGCTCGTGGCGCACCCGACGAAATTGCGCAAGAACGAGAACGGCACCTACCCCGTTCCGACGCCCTACGACGTATCCGGCTCGGCTCACTGGCGCAACAAGGCAGACAACTGCATCACGGTCTATCGCGACGTGACGAACGAAAGCAACCCGGTTCAGGTGCATGTGCAGAAGGTTCGCAAAAAGACCAACGGGAAGGTCGGAATGGTCGAGTTCGATTACGACCGGATTTGCGGGCGCTACCGGCCCCATCAGCGCAGCGTATTGCCGAACACCTATCGCATGCACCGCGGCGAGAAGGAAGCAGCATGACCATCGACCAATTGATAGCAGACATCCGCGCGACGTTTCCAGGCGTCACGGCCTCGCAGCGCCTTTCGTGCATGGGAATCTTCGACCAATGGATGATCGCGGGCGAGCAGAGCGCCCTATTCCCAGACGGTCTTTCGGTGTTTTGCGACTGCTTCGGATGCATCGAAGCCGGGACGCACGACGGCGGCGTTCATCTCGCTTTTGCCGCATGGCTGGAAAACCGGGGCTTCTATCTCGAGCGGGAAGATGCGTTCTGGTTTGTGCCGACGCGCATCCCTACCGCCGAAGAACTCATAGAAATCCAGCGCAAATACACAGAAGGTGCCGCACGGTACGCGGCGGCTATGCCTAGCGTTATCGACGACGGATTCCCGTTCTGATCTAAAGGGGAGACAAAAGAATGGAAGGCGATGTGAGCGGCGATCTGGTTAGGACTCCTAAATGGTTGGACAAATGCCACTTCGGCGATTGCCGCGACACGATGCGCGCAATGATCGCAGATGGCGTAAAGGTGCAGACGATTGTTACGTCGCCGCCCTACTGGGGTTTGCGGTCGTATCTGCCGGAAGGACATCCGGACAAACATCTCGAAATCGGGCAAGAGCCGACGCTGAAAGACTTCATCGCGACGATGACGGATGTATTCGAACTCTGTCGCCAGATGCTCGCCGACGACGGTACCGCCTGGGTGAACATGGGCGACGCTTACGCCGGTTCGTGGGGTAACCAAGGACGCGAGTACTCCGGCGTGGCTGTATCGGCGCTGAGCGCCCGTCAGGTCGCCGCGTCACAGCGCAAGCGCAGCGGTGCCGGGACGATCAAGGATCCCGGCATCAAACCGAAGGACATGATGGGTCAGCCATGGCGCCTCGCCTTTGCCTTGCAGGATGCCGGTTGGTATTTGCGCCAGGACGTGATTTGGCACAAACCAAATCCGATGCCTGAGAGCGTCCGCGATCGCTGCACGAAGGCGCACGAGTACCTGTTCCTGCTCTCGAAGAGCGAGAAGTATTACTTCGATCAAGAGGCGATTCTCGAGCCCGTCAGCCCGAATACTCACGCGCGTCTGTCTCAGAACGTGCAAGCCCAGATCGGCAGCGCCCGCGCGAACGGTGGCGCAAAGACGAACGGCAACATGAAAGCCGTTGGCCGCACGCCGGCAGGATGGGCAACCGGTACCGATCGCAATCACGACGAGACGGAAGGCCGGTACACGTCAAAGCGCAAGGTCTATCCCGGCAATGGCGTCGGTTTCGGTCATGGCTATGACGAAGCGCCGAAAGGCCGCGTGAAGAACAACGCCAGTTTTGACGAGGCGATGGCGATCATGCCGACCGAGCGAAACCGTCGAAGCGTCTGGACGATCTCTACTCAGTCGTATAGCGGTGCACACTTCGCCACCTTCCCGGAAGCGCTGGTTGAGCCGTGCGTGCTTGCCGGTACCAAGGTCGGCGACATCGTATTCGACCCGTTCTTCGGAAGTGGCACAAGTGGGCAAGTTGCTTCGCGTCTCGGTCGACGATTCATCGGGTGTGATCTCAACAAGGGCTATGAGCCGCTGCAGCGCGATCGCTTGCGTCAGCCTGGTCTCGTATTGGAGGTCATCCAATGACCGTAATCCTCAGTATCGATGCGGAGGCGTCGTGAGATTCGCGCGCCGCGCTGACGGCAACCAGCCAGCCATCGTCGAAGCGCTCCGCGCGGCCGGCGCCGTCGTCCAACCCCTGCACACGGTTGGCTCCGGCGTCCCCGACCTCTTGGTAGCAACAAAGACCCGGACCTTCGTGATGGAAATCAAAGACCCAACCAAGCCGAAATCAGATCGGAAACTGACGCCGGCCCAACAGAAATGGCACGACATGTGGATTGGAGAGAAGCATGTCGTTGAGACAGTCGAGCAAGCGCTGGCTGCACTGAATACGGAGGCATCGTGATCTTCGGTTCCGTCTGCTCCGGCATCGAGGCCGCATCTTGCGCCTGGCATCCGCTCGGTTGGAAAACCGCTTTCGTGAGCGAGATTGAGCCGTTTCCGTGCGCCGTGCTCGCCCATCACTACCCGACCGTGCCGAATCGCGGTGACATGACCAAATTTAAGGATTGGCCCGATGCAGCTATCGATCTTCTCGTCGGCGGAACTCCCTGCCAAAGTTTCAGCGTCGCAGGACTGCGAAAGGGACTGGCTGATCCGCGTGGCAACCTCATGCTCACCTATCTTGCCATTGCTGAGCGCTACGCTCCCCGCTGGTTGGTCTGGGAAAACGTCCCCGGCGTCCTGTCATCAAACGGCGGACGGGATTTTGGAACCCTCCTCGGAGGGTTGGCAGAACTCGGGTATGGGTTCGCCTACCGCGTTCTTGACGCTCAATTCTTCGGAGTGGCCCAGCGACGCCGCCGTGTGTTCGTTGTCGGATATCTTGGAGACTGGCGACGTGCCGCAGCGGTACTTTTTGAGCGCGAAAGCATGCTCGGGCATCCTGCGCCGCGCCGCGAAACGGGGAAAGGAATTGCCCCTACCCTTAGCGCGCGCACTAAAAGCGGTGGCGGACTTGGAACCGACTTCGATTGCGACGGTGGATTAGTCGCGCATTCGCTGCGCGGAGAAGGTTTCGACGCAAGCGAGGACGGAACCGGGCGCGGCACGCCGCTCGTTCCGGTTCCGTTCGACACGACGCAAATCACAAGCGCCGCCAACCGAAGCAACCCGAAGCACGGAGACCCATGCCATCCGCTCGCGGCCGAAGGCCATCTTCCAGCAATCGCGTTTGAGTGCAAGAGCGATGTGCATTCGGTCTTCCTTGGCAGCGATCCCATACATGCACGCGAGCTTGCGATGCCTCAGACGAGGCGAAACGGAGATCCTGGTGTAGTTCAGTACGACGCTGCCGTTCGTCGTCTTACGCCGACTGAATGCGAGCGCTTGCAGGGTTTCCCTGACGGATACACAAGCGTACCTGTGCGCGGCAAACCGGCTGCCGATGGGCCGCGATACAAGGCCTTGGGTAACTCGATGGCGGTTCCCGTAATGGCCTATATCGGACAGCGAATTGAACTCGTCGATTCCCTTACTACCGAGTTGGAGGCATCCCATGCCTAAGAGCAAATCCCGCGGCAAGCGTTATAGCCCCGGCCGCTGGCTGCGTCGCACCGTAGCCGCGCACGAGGCTCGTATCGAAGCCGCACCGCTCACCGATGATCAACAGCGCGACCTGGGCCTTGCCTACTGGCTCAGCTTCCAAGCGATGCTCAACGCTCCATGCGAAGAAGTGTGGCATTCGGTTGCTGCGTCGCTAAACGTCGCGATGATCCTGTGCGAGCGCGGATTCGGCGAGGAATACATCGACGACATCAAGGCGGCGCAAATCGCGCTCATGCGCACCTACAAGCGCGGCAACGATGGCAAGTCGTGGGCGCTTGATGCGGACGGTATCGCTGCGATTCGCAAAGCGCTCGAACTGCACGACGCCCAGGTCGAAATCGCAGAGCGCCGAGAGATTCGGCTCGCGATCAACGCAATTTACGAGCGTGTCAATAACGGTGACGTGTTGGAGGTGGTTGCATGAGAGCAAAAAACGATTGGCTCATGTCGGAAATCAAACTGTTGCACGAGATATACGCGACTGCTGGCTCCTGTGCCGAACTGATGGCGATGTTTCCGAGACATACGCCTGGATCGGTTCGTCGGATGGCGAGTTCCGAGGGGCTATCCCGACCGCTCGCGGGTGTAACGAAAACGCGCCCGGGTCTTGAACGAATGATCTCTTTGCTCAAGGAAGCGGGGCCGCTGACTTCGCGAGAAATGGGTAAGCGCCTCGGCATCAAATACCGAGCCGTAGAAAACCTAAAGGGCATGTACCGGGATAACTTCCGCATCGCTGGCTGGGAACCCCCCCCGCACATGGGGAAATGGTCGCCCAAGTGGGGTCTTGCAAATGGGTTGCCCGATGCGCTGAAACCGTTCGTCCCAAAGGGAACAAAAACGGGCGGTGGGCGGAAGAAGCCCAATCCGTTTGCTGCTGCGGCCGGTCTAGCGATCGTGCCTACCGGACAACCAGGCCGCGTCTATCAGCAAAGCATGGACGTCGACCAATGGCAGCAATCGCGCAAGGTGGCCGCATGAGATCCCTAACTGTCACCGAGTCGAATGTGCGATCGGTCCTAAAAGTCGGCGGACCCATGACGCGCCATCAAATCCGCGAAAAATCGGGCTATGCCAAAGAGACGGTCTGGCGCGCGACAAACAACCTCTTGAAGAACGGTTTCATCAAGCAGATCGGCGAAGCGGCGTACCTGGGCGCGCATGGCATCTGCGGGCCGCTCTTCGCACTCACCGAGGAACAGATGCCCGTCGACGCTTTGAACAACGTCATTCATCAATGGGTAAAAGCAGCATGACCGAAATCCACATGCCAGACCGCGAGCTCGCGGATCTGATGGGCAAGTACAGCCTGAACGGCAGCCTGCGCAACGGACGGGCGTTCATGGAAGCAGCGATGGCTTATTTCCAGAACCGCGCGCAACAAAGCCCCGCCGACATCGCTCTTGCTAAAGAGAAGATGGGGCTGATCGCGGATGGTGGGGGTGATTTGTGAGCGATAAGAAAATTTTCCGTCTCTCGACGCCTACGGCTCGCCAGATGGCGTCGCGCGCCGTTATCAATGCGCCCCAGGATTTCATGGTCGAAATCAAGCCGCGCACGCGCAGCCTAGACCAGAACGCCCGTTTGTGGGCGATGCTGACCGACGTGTCAAAGCAAGT